CTTCTGACCTTATTAAAGTTAATGCGGAACTTATTCAGGATTCAGGGGTTAATTTTGAAGCGTTCCTTGCGGAGCAGCTTGGTGAGAGATTGGGTAGAATCTTTAACACTCATCTTACTACTGGTACGGGTTCAAATCAGCCTGAAGGTATTGTTATAGGTGCGAGTTCTGGTTATACTGCCGCTTCTGAAACGGCTGTTACTCAGGCTGAGATTACTGAGTTGATGTTCTCTGTGGATAAAGCCTACAGAAACAACAATAGTCGGTGGATGTTCCATGACGGAATACTAAAGGACATAATGAAGCTAGATACTTCTACTTCTAATTACTCACAGCCACTATGGCAACCTTCGTTTGCTGCTGGACAACCTGATACTATATTAGGCCACCAGTATCTAATAAACAACGACATGGCTAGTGCTGTGGCTACAGGGGAAAAAGTTATGCTTTTTGGTGACATGAAGAAGTTCAAAATCAGAATAGTCAACGGAATTGTGTTGAAGGTTCTTCAAGAACGCTACGCAGAACTCGATCAGGTTGCTTGGGTTGGTTTCTCACGTTTTGATTCAGTTGTTGCGGATTCTACAGCAATTAAGTATTTGCAAGCTGCAACCTAAGATGGTTAAAATACTGGTTCTTATACCAGTCTGGTGTAGACCCCAAATAACTGAGATATGTTATTTGGGGTTGACCCGATTACAGAAAGTCAAGGGGTATAAAATTACTCCTTTGATTATCTGTTCTAATAAGGAAGATGAGTCGTTAGCTAAGAAATACAAATTTGATACTGTATTTTATAAGAATGACCCGTTAGGAGAAAAGAAGAACTTTGGCTTACAGGAGGCATTAAAAAGAGACTTTGACTACTTAATGGAAATCAATTCGGATGACGTTGTTAAGAATGAATTACTAGAAATTTACCGTGATCCGATTGAAAGGAAAGTACCGTTTTTTGGATTACAAAATTTTGCATTTGTCGATAGTCCTACAGGGAATGTTAGGCACTACATTACCAAGACTTTATTTGGTATTGGCAGAATGTATCACAAGGATTTACTAAAAGTAGTAAGCACTTGCCAAGAGGTTGAACCGTTAGATTCATTTATAGCATCAAGTGGTGTAATGAATAGAGGGGTGAGACAAAATCTAGCCGTAGACACAGCTAACGAATTAGCAAAATGTGGGCTAGTAAAAAAGATTAAAGGGGTTACTAATAAGTTATGGGACGATAAAGCCAATAGCGGAATGGATAACCACTCTGAATGGGTGTATAGCTTTCACGGTGTAAAGGCCGAGAGAATACTAACAGACGAGCCATTAGCAATGGACATTAAATCGGATGTAAACATTTGGAAGTTTAACAAAAATATTGGTCAGGATTATGGCCTTAATCAATTATTAGAGGGGTTGACGAAAAAGGAACAATGCGCTATCAGAGAACTACAGATGCAGCCAGTGAGCCTATAAGTGTAACAGAAGCTAAAGACCATTTAAAGGTAGACGCTTCTGACCAAGATACTTATATTGGCACTTTAATAACAGCAGCTAGGACGTATTGTGAAAACTACTGCGAGCGATCTTTTATTAGTCAAACATGGGTAGCTTACCTAGAGAACTTTTCATGGGATATTGAGCTAGAACGAGGCGAGGTTATATCTGTTACCACAGTTGAATACTACAACGACTCAGATGTTTTAACTACGGTTTCATCTACGCTTTATAACGTTTCAGGTAGAATTATTAGACCTATAGATAGCTGGCCTTCAGTTAATACGGATTGGCCTGAAGCCGTTGTAATTACATTTATCACAGGATACGGAGCAACCGAAGCCGATGTGCCTGAAGCTATCAACCAGGCTATTAAAATAATGATAGGCAGTTGGTTTGAAAACCGTCAAGAAGTCATGGTAGGTACAGTGCCGAGAGCAGTACCGTTTGCTGCTCATGCTTTATTAGACCAATACAAACTTAGGTAATGCTTCAGGGAACGCTAAATATTGGCAACCTAGACGTTAGGATAACCGTACAGTCTCAGACTGAATTAACCAACGGAATAGGTGAAATTTATACCTCCGCTTGGGCTACACATACAACGATTTGGGCTAAAGCTATTGATCCCGTTTCTTCCAATCAGCAAAACGAAGATGAGGAAGCAATGCGAGAGACAGCCACTAGCCGTAAGACGTTCATGGTCAGGTACATAACCTCTATAGATGAGAAAATGAGAATCTACGATGGCACTTTTTACTGGTATATTTCTCGTGTCACTTTGGGTACGAGAAAGAATAATACTTTACTTCACACCGAGAGACGAGATTGATAGCGGCAAGGAAAATATTGGCAGATAATTCAGCTTTCATTACAGGGTTAGGTAATGTTAACAGGATATTCTACGGAGATGCCAAACAGGGTCAGACCTTACCTTATGTTATATTAGCCCAAGAAGGAATCTCATTTACACATACCAAAGACGGTAACGAGAACGTTGACTATGAAACAGTCCAAGTCTCTTACTATGCCGCTAATATGCAAGACACAAGGAACTTAGCCCTTTTAGGGAAGGCAGCCTTAGATAGATACTCAGGCGTATTAACTGTAGACACGGATTCCAGCGAGACACAAACGGTATTAGACTGTACGATTCAGGATCAGAGTTCATTTCCAGCCTTGATAGAAAATAGAGACATCTACACCTACGAGCAAGTTTACACAATGATCATAAGAAAATGAATGTAACATTTAACAAGAATTTCAAAGACCCAAGATCAAACCGAGGTGGTGTGTTTTTAAAGGGTCGTGTGTATCATATAACAGGAACGCTATTAAGTACGTTAAAGAAGAAGAAAGTAATTATTGAATATAAAGAAATAAAAATAGAGCATGGCAACAATCTTAGGAACAAATCTGAAGATCAGTAATGCGAATGTAGCAATCGAGGATTTGCAAGAATGCTCGTTGAACATGACCAAAACTGTGATTGACGCAACTACCAAAGATTCAGGTGGTTGGCGCGAAATACAAGTAGGTACAAAATCAGGTACTTTAAGTTTTACAGCACTCGTGGACCCTGCGGCAACGGAGGGATTTGAGGAAACGGTAGCAGACTTTATAGCAGACACGGCAATTTCGTGGAAGTTTGACGCTACTACAGGAACAGCAACCCAATTTACGGGAAGCGGTTACGTCACGGCTATTGATTATTCTGGCAACCTAGATGAGATGGTTTCTTATTCAGGAACAATCGAAGTTACGGGAGTTATCACCCAAAACGATGACGCTACCTAATATGAAGAAAATCACAATTAACGGGACAGAGCATCCTTTTAAACTTACAATCAACGCAGCTAAAGAGTTTCAAGCAGAGATAGAAGGAAAGGAGTTAGCTGATTTAGACTCATTACTTGTGACATTATTCTATGGTGTGAAAGGGGGGCATAAGGCTTCAGGGTCGGAGTCTCCTTTTATTCATTGGGAGTCTATAGGTGACGAAATTGAGATGTCCGAAATAGAATCTATAGCGGAGGTTATTAGCGGAAAAAAGAAGTAGCTGAGAGTGGTGAGCCTGTCAGTTGGGATAGAATTGACGAGATAGCTCTTGGCTTATTAAATTGGTCTATCCGAGATTATGACTATGCTAGTTTAGATGAATTGGCAAGTGCTTTTAAAGGCTATCAGGAGAAGGATTTAAGCGAATGGAAAAGAACCCGTTTGTTGGGGTATTATTCTATGACACCTCACTATAAAGAGATTAAGAAGCCAGAAGATTTATTTAAGTTGGAAGGGGACTTTAGGGGTGAGAAGAAATTAGCTAAAGTTAGGAAGCTAACCAAGGAAGAAAAGAATGGCAAACTCGTTAGTAATAGGTGATAGGGCAATAGCCAAAATCCTTGACGAACTACCTAATAACATTAGGAGGATAGCCGTTTCTAGTGCTGCTCAAAAAGGTGGTAAGGTTATAGCCGCAAGAGCAAAGCAATTAGTTGACATTACCACAAATTATAAACATTCTGATGACGGGTTTTCTAGGGCTAAGTACATTAGAAAAAGCATAAAGTCGGTTAGATTTAGCAATAGAGGGGGCAGAAAAACCTCGTTAGGGGGCGCTAGTGTAAAAGTAGCTGGCAAGGATTTACCCGTTGGAAAAAGATTTTGGCCTCCTTACGCTTATGCTGCTTTGTTGGCGTTTGGTCGTAAGGTAGACAAGGGAACAGGAACAACAAGAGGTAAGGGTGATTTTGTTGAGGAAGCTGGCGCAATAGCTGGCAGACGGGGTATTCTTGTATTCAAGAAGAATTTAACACCCGAAATTAGAAGGGCTAAAGATAGAACGGTTAAGAGATATGCAAGGAGGACTAAACTGTAATGGCTGATACTCAGTTAATCATATCGTTAAGGGCTGAACAGCAGCAACTTAGAAGTGATTTAGCTAAGGCAAAAGGCTCTATGACTGCATTTTCTAGGCAGTCTCAAACAATAGCCAATAGAATATCAACCTCTTTAGCCGTAGCCTTTGGTGGGTTTGCTGTAGTCCAAGGTATAAAAAGCACTATCGGGGTAATGATAGACTTTGAATATCAGATGGATAAGGTCGCTGCTATCTCAGGAGCAAGCACTAAAGAACTAGAGTCTCTTACCCGAAACGCAAGAAAATTAGGTGCTGTCAGTAAGTTTACAGCCACAGAAATTGGCGAGTTGGAATTAGAGCTTTCTAAACTTGGTTTTGATACAGGTCAGATTCTAGC